ATAAGATTTCAATAAAAGATACACAGTTAAGAACTGCTTTTCTAAATCCAAACGGTTTACAAAACTTAATTAATCAGGTTTTAACAGTTCCTACAAATTCAAGAAACTTTGACGACTTCCAATTAATGAAAGGTTTACTAGCAAATGCAAGTACAAAAGAATTAACCTTACCAACAAAATATTCAACAACAACTGACGAGAACTTAAAAGCTAAAATGCTTACTAAACAAACACGAGCAATAGTAGACAGATTTGGTATGATGGGAAAAGTGTTTAATATTCAAGGTGTTTATACTTTTACAAATAGTCAAAACATTGTAATTATTACAACTCCTGAAGTTTCTGCGAATTTAGACGTAGAATTATTAGCTACTGCTTTTAATATGGAAAAGGCAGAAATGGGAAGAAGAATAGTTAAAATAGATAGTTTCCAAATGTATAATGCAACTACAAAACAATTTGAAGCTGACCCTAAGGTGGAATTAATGATAGTTGATGAAGATTACATTCAATTCAGAAGAACTTTACAAGTTTCTGAAAGTTTTAGGAATCCTGACCAATTAGCTACAAATGTATTTACACATAATCAGGGTATTGCTTGTGTTTGTGGATTTGTAAATGCAGTAAAAATATTAAATTCTGCAAGAGCATAAATAAATAAAAGTGCATTAATTTGCACTTTTTTTAATAAGAGGTGATTAAATGGAAACAAGGGTTGTTTTATGTTCGGTTCCGGAATTAGATATAAATCATAATCATACCTACACATTTGAAAATAAAGATAAACAACTACAGTTTTTCAATTCAAAGGTAACAATGTCATTCAATGAAGTTTTATATCAAAAAGATAATGATAGTATAAAGATTGATGTAACTTATGGAAATACACGATTAATGGCTAGTAACTATCTTTATTATATCAATCCTGATGATGATGTAATACATTATTGTTTTATTGTCAATAAAAAATACATTAATGAAAATACAACGCAACTATTTTTAAAACTCGATGTAATGCAAACATATTTAGTTAATGTAGACTATTATCTAAATAGTTGTTTTATAGAGCGTCAACACATGAAGCCTACATTATCAAATGGACGACCTAATTTAGATGTATTGAACCGTCCTGAAGATATTGAATGTGGGGAATATATAGTCAGAAATGTTACTAATTTGTATAACTTTACCGATAAAGGTGGTTATATAGTAGCTTCCACAGATAAACTAAGTAAAAAAGGTAATAATACTGGTGTCGGTGACCCTGAACCTGAACCACCAAAACCACCTCAAACGACAACAGATGGTAATGCAATAGTTAATTCTGCAAGAAAACTTTTAGGAAAACCTTATACATGGGGAGGAAATTACCCACCATTAGGGGAAAGTGCAGGAACCGATTGCAGTGGTCTTTGTCAGTGGGCATATAATGATAATGGTATAAGAATACCAAGGACAACATACGACCAAATAAACTTAGGGCAACAAGTAGACAGTGGCTCTTTACAGCCAGGAGATTTAATTTTTACTAATTTTTCTGCCCCAAATACACCTGAACACGTTATAATGTTCGCACATTATAATGACAATGGAACTTTTACAGTAATAGAAGCAAGAGATGTAGGAACAAATATTTCAGAATACACATGGAGATGGCAAAGTGATTTTGTAGCTAAAAGATATATAAACTTAAACAGTGGTACAACTTCTACAACATTTAACGGTGGTGTTTCTGCAAAAATATTTAGATTCTTAAAAGGTTTTGAAGCGTTTTCAGCTTATGTTTACTATGATAGTGGGGGAGTTGCAACACAAGGTTATGGAACAACAAAATACGTTGCAGAATGGAATGAATTACCTGAACCATGTAGTGAGCAACAAGCTAGTGAAGCTATGTTTAAAACAATGAAAAGATTTGCAAATAATCTATATAATCAAATGAAATCTGACGGAGCAAAGAATATCAAGCAAAATCAATTTGACGCTTTTCTATCCCTAGCATATAACTGTGGATTATATGGAGCCACAAGCAGTCCAATGTACAGTAAATTTATTGCAAATCCAAGTGATTCATCAATTGCTAGTGATTGGAAAAATTATTATATAAGCGACGCCAGTGGAACTGTATTACAAGGCTTAATTACAAGAAGAGAACAAGAAGCAAAAATTTACACAAGTAATAGTTATGATTACAGAACTATTCCAATATATGGTGGTGGAACCGTTACAGATAACAACGGAAACGGTTATATACCTAGTGGTTGTATAGGTAGTGTATAGGAGGTGTTTTAATGGGAAAAATAGCAACAACAGACGGAGATAGTACAATTTTCAGAAATATACCCACTGGTTTATATTATTATTACATTCCAGGAGATAGTAAAGGTATAATGAACTACGGGCAATATTTAGGAAATAACCCAGCAATATTAAGTGTTACTTATTCGCCTTTTGCCGACAATGATGTAGTAACTTATACAGAAATCGACTATGACAGCGACAGATTCAAAGACAGTAACAATACAGTTTGTAAATGTCTTAGAATTGTAGATATAAAAGCAGTAAACAAAACAATTTTTGATAATGGAACTGCGATTGGTGTTAGAGCCAAAGGTGATATTACTGGCTCTTATGACATGAAATTAGAAACTTATCCATATCGTTACTATATTATAACAGATTACATGAACGAACCTTTATTAATAAAACCACAGTTAATAGATAATCAAAACAAATTAAAAGTTAAGGTAAAAACTTCACCAGTAAGTGGTAAATATAGATTATCTGTTGATGGTTACAAAGGCGACCCGACTGGTAAATTAGAGGGTGTCAACTGTAATCTTACTTACAATTTACCTTGCTGTAGCAGTGCATATTCTGAATTTTATGCTCTTAATGGAAATAGTTTTAATCAGGGAATAACAAATAGTCTTATAGAAAATGATGTAAGTCTAAAACAAAACACAGCAACAGTTAATTTAAAAAATACACAAAATATGCAAAGTAATTCTCTTAATAATGTAACTGGATTAATAGGAATATTAGGTAATGCTATAGCAGGTAATATTGGTGGTATTATTGGTGGTGTAGGTGGGTTAGCAGGTAATGCTTTAAATAGATACCAAACACAACAAGCAACAGATTTAAATTTAAACCAATTAAAAGAATCAAACAAAGTAAAAGAGAATGAAATTATTTCTATGAAAAACGCAAAAGTAAATGATTTAATTAATTCCCCTGCTTCCTTAAAAACAGCAGGAAACGACGCAGTTTATAATATGATGATTAATGACAGAAAAATTGATTTAATAGAGTACACTGTCACCGACCCTTATTTAGAGAGAATAGATAACCATTTTAAACGATATGGTTATGCTTTTAATGACTGGGAAACACCAAACATAAGAACAAGAAAATATTTTAACTATATTAAGACAACTATTTGCAATATTGCTAGTACTTCTATGATACCATTAGAATATTTAGAGGAAATAAAAGATATTTTCAATTCAGGAATTACTTTTTGGCACAACGATAGAGGTGCAAGAATCTTAAATTATAATGTAAAAAATGAGGTGGTATAAATGAGTAAAGCAAATGAGATATTATTACAAAGAGCAAATGATTTGACTTTTATTAAATATTTTACCCAGTTTTTTAATTTAACACTTAACATCTTTAAATGGGAAGATACGGGGGAAGTGGAAAGCAGATTTATTGAAAGGACACTAATTGAAAACGGGTATTGTTTTGTTTATCAAGATAATGATTATGGATTGATTTGCATGCCATGCTCTTTAATTGGTTTAAATATTTACAACGAACCAACACATATTCAAATCACTTCTCCTTTAATAAGTAAAACACTAGAAGTGGACGACGGTGTGTTAATTTACAATAACTATACAAAAACCGGGTTAATACCTATTATTATGAATTATGTAGATAGGTTAACAGAAATAGAAACAACAATTAATACAAATATCTATTTACAAAAAACACCTTATATAATAGTAGCAGATAAAAAGACAGAAAAATCTATAAGAGAGGTAGCTAATCAAATCACTAATAACGAACCAGTAATAGTTGTAAAATCTAGTATAGTAGAAAACTTACAGAATTTAGAATTACACACTAACTTTGTTGCTCCTGAACTCTTTGAATTAAAGCAAAAAATAGAAAATGAATTTTTAACATTTATAGGACTTAATAATAACTCACAAACTAATAAAAAAGAACGATTAATTGTAGATGAAGTTAATGTAAACAATGATTATATTAACAGAAATGTAGATATTCTATACAATGCAAGGGAAATTGCTTGTAAGAAAATTAATGAAAAGTTTGGAGTTAATTGGAAAGTTACTAGACAAAACAATTTAAGTGAAAGTTTATTTAAAGAAGTAGAAACAGATAAGGAGGTTGAAGTTAATGAGTAAATACACTATTGAACTTAGGTTTTTAAAAGATTATATGTTTAAGTTTGATTATAATTATTATATGAAAGACCAAGTGTCTGACGAAGTTTATGAAAAATGTAAAAAAGAATTTGAAGAAAAATTTATTACACATTATATGTTTGATGAAATTTGTGTTGATACTCCTGATAGATTTTTCTATATGCTAAAAGATTATTTAGACAATTCTTATAAAATTTATAAAGAAATGTATTTTACAGAACTGGAAGTACAAAGACAAAATATTAATTATTTACTTAATAAAGATTTGACAGAAACAACTACATTAGTAAACGAATCCACATTCGATAATACTTCAACTTCTACAGATAAAAACAACAGCGAAACAGAGGGAGTTACACAAGATGAATTTTTAGATACTCCAAGAACGCAATTACAAAATAAAAAGTATGCCACTTCAATTAATTTAGGTAGAAACCATGCAACTGGTACAACAAACAGCAATAGTGAGGGTAAAAACAGTGGGAAATCTAAAAATACTACAACTAATACATTAACCAGTAAAGGTAATATAGGTATAACAAGTTCGGCAGAACTACTACAAAAATGGCGTGATGTTATAATAGACTTAGATAAGCAACTTATAGATGGAGCATATAACTTATTTATGCAAGTTTTATAAAATATAATTAGGAGGTGTTTTTTCGTGATAAATGAATTTTTAGATATATACGAATCAGGTTTAAGAGACGCTAAAGCCAGTCTTACTATCCCTGAAGCAATCCACAGAATTGTAGAAAAAACTAATTTAATAATAAAACATTTTAATCTATTAGAAGATAATGTAAATGGAAGCATAGATGACTTTAGCGAAAAGATAGAATATTATCTAAATAACGGTATGATTGATGAAGTAAGCAAAAAACTAGACCAATTTGTAAAAGATGGTACACTAGCTACAATAATAAATGAACAAGTATTTACAGAGATTAACAATCAGATAAATTCTATTAAAACCGATTTAAATGCATTTAAAGAATTATATAACACTAATAAAACTAATACAGATAATGCAATTACAGCAAATACTAATGCAATAACTGCAAACGGAACAAAAATTCAAAAAAATGCTGATGAAATAGCAAAGATTAGTAACTGGGTAACTGGTATAGATACCAAAATCGGTGAAATTAAAAACAGTTACAGCACAGTAGAAGTTGTTTACCCTACAAGTACGGGAATAGTACAAAAATATATTTTACATGATGATAAAATGGGAAAAATAAAAAAATATTACATTGACTGTTATGTAACAGCTAAACAATGGCAACAAGCGTGGGAAGATATATCAAATAATGCAAGCAATAATAACGGTAGTTTTTGGATTCCATTTTATTGGTCTATAACTAATAAAAATGTTATCGACGCAACAATGACATTAAGAAAACTTAACAAGTGGAACTGGCAGTCATTAGGATATAGTAAAATAGGTGTTTATGGTATAGGTAACATTAGTGACACTGGTTGCTATGTTTATGCAGAAAATAAGAAACCTGATGAACAATCAATCGAACTTACCTTTACTATTTGCATAACTGAAATTTATAAATAAGAGAGGTGATAAAAATGTCAGATATAGAAAATTTATATAACAATCTTGTAAATTTTTATAATGTTAATGATATAAACTTTAAGGAGTTTATGGCAAAATTTTATGAAGCTGTGTTGATGAATCATAGGGATATTGAATCTGTAAAAGAGCATATGCCTGAAGAAATTGGAAAAAAAGTTGATAAATATTTCACCGATAGTAATTTTAATGCGAATAAATTAGAAATAAAAACTATGTTAATATTAGGTTCATATAAGACCCGACCCACTTCAGGTGTAACACCAGGTTGTGTAATATATGATAGCACATTAAATAAACCAATTTATTGGAACGGTAGCAAGTGGTGTGACATGACGGGTAAATGGATTGAATAGCTTTTAAAGGAAAGGTGATAAATATGGAAGATATTTTAAACGCAGTTAGTACTGTAGGTTTTCCTATTGCAATGTGTGGTGCTTTCGGGTATGTACTGGTAGTTATAATTAAGAAACTCTTAACACAAATAGACGCTTTTGGTACAAGCTTAGATAAGTTCAATAATACTTTAATAAGTATGGATAAAAGATTAGAGAGAATAGAATCTGAATTAGATAAAAATTAGATAATTGTTTCACGTGAAACAAATCATGATAAATTGTTTCACGTGAAACAATATGAAAGGGAGGTTATAAATTTGTATTATGATTATGATAAGATTAGCAGTTATAATGCAACATTTAATATGATAATAACTAACAGAGGGTATGGTAAAACTTATGGAGCAAAAAAGAGAGCAATAAATAAGTTTCTTAAAAAAGGAGAACAATTTATATATGTAAGAAGATATAAAAGTGAGTTAAAAAAGGTTAAAGACAAATTCTTTGAAAAAATAAAATCCGAATTTCCAAAAACCGAATTTGAAGTAAAAGGTTATACATTTTATATAAATAAAAAAGTAGCAGGGTATTTAGTTCCCTTATCAACTTCACTTTCGGAAAAGTCAAATGAATACCCTGGTGTTACTACTATTATTTTTGATGAATTTTTAATAGATAAGTCCTATATTCGATATTTGGATAATGAGGTGGAAACTCTTTTAGATTTAGTTTATACAGTACAAAGGGAAAGGGAAAATGTAAGGGTATATTTATTAGGAAACAATGTAACTACAGTGAACCCTTATTTTGAATATTTCAACATAAATCCAAATCCAAATGAAAGATATAGTTTATATCAAAACGGTGAATTGGTAGTAAGCTACGAAACTTCAAACGAATTTATCAACAAAATGAAGAACACAAAGTTTGGGAAACTGGTAAGTGGTACAAACTATGAAGAATTTGCAATTGAAAATAAATCCCAAAGAGATAATAGAAGCTTTGTCTGTAAATTACCTATTAGTATCTGTCACCCTCTATTCAGTCTAACCCTTAATAGTAAAACTGTATATGTTTATTGGACAGCAGACCTATTTTATTTTTCCAGTCACGGTACTATAATGACAAATTACGTATTAGATGGTGTCTCTCATTCAGAGAACATGATATTATTAACCACTAAAGAACCACTATTAAAAAATCTTGTTAAAGCATTTAGTCAAGGCAAATGTAGGTTTCAAACTCAAGCATTAAAAGAATTAAGTTTAGACATATTCAAAAAGATAGGTTTTAATTACTAAAACCTATCTTTTTTATTTACATTAACTTTTCTTTTATTGTTTTAAAATATCTCCATAAGGTAAAACGTGAACATCCAGTTAATTCTTCCATCTCTTTCATACTTAATCCATGTATTTTATAAAGACATAGTGTCTTTTCTTTTGCAGTAAGATGGGAAAATATATTTGCTTCAGGATAAAAATCTTCATCGCCTATATTTTCATAAGGGTTTAGTGTATCAATGTCATTGTCAGAAGTTAATAATTCACTTTCATTTGCTGTAATTAAATTTATTTTTCTGTTATCCCTTGTTATATTATCTCTTAACACACCTGCACAAAACTTACAGTTAGTAATAATAAATGTTCTTACTTTGCTTTTTGTTTCGTCATAACTATCATAATTCTTAATAAAGAATAGCATAACCTCACTTGCAAAATCTTCACGACTATAGTCTTTATATAATATTTTATTTTTTTCTTTGTTGTATTCAACTGTAGCTATAGACCTAATATAATTATAATTTTTTGTAATAAACTCATTAATTTTCATAAATCTCTTTCCCCTTTTATTTAAAATATAACCTTTCAGTAATTTTATAAGGTTGCTCTATCATGCAACTACCGTGTTTAACAATTTTCATTTTATTAGATTTAATTAATCCTGCAACTGGTTTTGTACACTCTTTATCATAAAAATAATAAACAGTTCCTTTAAATGTATTGCTTTTTAATTCTTCTATTTGTTTATTGTCAAGTTTACATATATCAAAAACATTAATGTCGTCAACTTGTTTCATTATATTATCAGTTAGACCACAACATTTAATTTCCCATTTGTTTGTTTCTATATTTTTTTCTGCATATCTTTTAGCACCTAAATATTTAAAATCTGTAAATGTCATTTCATTTGCCCATGCTCCAAATTTTGTCTCATGAATTTCTATTCCTTTTACATCATTTCCATATAAATGTATACTATCGGTATCACAGTACATGAAATTTTTATAATTACAATTAATAGCTTTTACTAATTTTTCCTTAGAATAAGATGTTATAAAACTTGCCATTGGTAAGTAAACAGTTTCGCTTACAACTTCATCGTGAGTATGTGCAACTTGAAATTTACCATCATTAACTTCTACAAATGTTATTTCATTTAAACCTGACATTCCAAACTTACCATAAAGACCATTTAATCGTAACTTTGCTAAACTTCTACCAGCACCTTTCTGTGTCTTTTTTATTTCACTCCAAAAATCAATATAAGATTTAAACAAATTGTAAGCACCATGAAAACCTACATGACTTCCAAACTCATAGCTATCTACATTGTAACATTCAAAAAGCAAGTCTAATAATACATTTGTTAATCTTAATTTTATTGTAACTCTTTTACCATCTACTAAATTGTTAGGTTGTACCTCTATACCATTAAAACTAGGATTATCTTTAATTTGTAACCACGCCATTTTGTTTGGTTTAATATCTAAAGAATATATTGTTATTTCTTGTATATATAAAGGATAATTCTTTTTATAGTTTTTACTCATTTCCTCATAAGGTTTCTCGCAGTAATTTCCTTTACCATAGGGTAAAAGACAGTCTTTCATTCGAGAGGGATATAGGCTGTTAACATCATAAACTTTACCTTGTCTATTTTTTCTCTTATAGAATTTTGCCACATTTTCCTTGTGCACTGTACACAGTCCACCAAAATAGCTTTGTCTTTCCCAGGCGTCTTGAAAATAAGATTCGGTCGGGTAAAGTCCTAGAAATACATTGTTCGCCATTTCATCATGGTCTTTGTTTATGTCTTTGCTAAAAAACTTAGTTTTCTGTAGTAGATAATTTTCAACTTGTTCACACACTTCTTTATTATCAAAAGGAGGTTTTTTTTCTAAAAAGTCGTGAAGCAACATAGATTTATAATCATGTAAAGATTGACCACTATTGGTAAGTTTTGTAAATCTAAATGTTTTACCACTTAAAGTAAGTCCGTCAATTTTTAACGCTTTTACTAAATAAGATAATCCAAAAACATCATCATAAATATATTTCTTTTCTTCGTTTGTTAATTTGTCACCTGGTTTTCTTATCTTTTCATAGTCTAATCCATCTTTTCCTAAATCTAAATTTAAAAAATCTTTACAGCATTTCTTTAAACTATATGGAACTAATTTATAAGTGTCAAAGAAGTTTATTGTTGTTGTATCACTCATTAACGTTAATTTATAAAATATTCCATCTTTCATTGTTATATCATACTCAAAAGGTTGTAATAATTTACTTTTACCATTATAAGTATATTTAAGTTCTTTTCTTGTTTTTTCGAATCTGTCGTATTTTTTAAGAGTGTAATACTCTTGCTGTTTTACGTTATTACCATATTGCTCTATATAGTTTACAATTATAGGTTTCATGTCATATCCACAGTTATGAGCAAATAAATTTACAACTTTACAAGGTAATGATAATAAAGTGTTAAGACATTCTGTAACATCATTAAAATTGTAACAAACGTTGTTTTGTGTGTCACAAGACATAAAGCTTAAAGAATAAGTATACATTTCTTCTTTGGTTTCATCAGTCGGACACGCTTCTATATCAAAAGCAAAATTACATTCATCATCAAAAAGTGTTTGAATTTTATTTTCAAAAAAGTATTTACCAATTCTTTCGTGACAATAATCTAATAATTTGTTTAAATCTTTCATGTCAACTAACCTCTTCATTTTTACCATAATTTATCAGGTTTCTCATGACCTGATTATATGCTTTAAATTTATAATCTACGGGATTTTCAGAATTTTCATATTTTTCTTTAATTTTGTTTAGTGCTTGTTTTATCACAAGTTCTTTTTTAATACCTGATAAACTATTAAAATAATCCATTAACGTATCTACATCTTTCTCTGTAAGTTCATCCCAAAGCTGACCTTTTAAATACTCGTTCTTGAACCAATCACTTGCTCCTTTGTTTTCAACGAACCAACTTTCAAAGTTTTTTACTGTCATTCCCTTAGTTAGATTCTTTAAATATTGTAAATGTTCTTTTCTTGCATTATTGTCGGAGAAATGTAATCTTTTAAAAGATTTATGATTTAAAATAATATCAAAATTGTAATTATCAAAAGTTTTGTTTCGACCCATATATGTTATAGGTTTACCACTTATATAGTTCCAATCTTTAGTAGTAAAATTATATTTTTTACGTACTATGCTACTAACAATATCCACACGCTCATTGAAAAGCTTAATTTGTTGTTTTATTTGTGTATTCAGTTTCTTTGTTTGCTCGTTATAAATTTTTTCTTCATGCTGTTGTTTACTTATTGTATTTATAAGTTTGTTTTGTAAAGATTTAAATTGTTTTTGTGTAATACCCTTGCTTAGATAATTTGGAACTTTAAGACCAAATTCCCTAAGTTTTTTAATAAAGTAATTTGTATCTTTTTTACCACCAGTAAAATTTCTATTAGCTATAGATGACCTTTGCCTTTTTAAATTCATATACCCACACCCCAGTTAAATTATTTTAGATAATCATCATGTCTTATCATATTTTGTTTTTCTGCAAACTTCTTTATCTGTGCTTGTTGCCTTAACTTGTTATAATATTCTTCCGTTTCGGGAGATAACCGTTCATATATAAAAAACTCATGCATGCAATATTGGTCGCCTGATAATCTCCAAACTCCCTTATATTTACCATTTTCCTTATCCCACACTTTATAATATCTTGCTTTTGTTCTGCCCCCAGTATGAACACCATTTCTTGCCATCTTATTACACCTCCATATAATTTATGTTAGATTATATCTAACTATGTACTGGGAGTTTATTAACTCCCTAATTAAATTATAATCTCTCTAATTTTTCCTTTGTTAGTTCTTTAATCTCTTCCTCATGTTTATCAGAGTTTAAAATTAATTCAGTTAAATAATCGCATAGATAATAATTATAACAAGTGTTACAATTACCATGACATTTATCAATGTCAGTGTAGTATTGTTTTACTTCCTCAAGTGTCATATTCTTACACCTCCATATAATTCTATAAACACTTTAAAGTTTAGATACTGGCAAGCTTTTTTGTGGTGATTCTTACACCATAGTTTGTATTGCTCAAACTTGAAATGACCATAACCCCTCATTATTTACATCTCCTACATAAACATATTAACAAATTTTGTTAAGACACCTAGTAATGTTAAATAAATTACTAATTCTATTATTGTACCAGCAATAGATGAAGTATGTTCTACCTCTTTACTAATATATTCATTATCGTTGATTTTTGTTATTCTTTTCATAAATTACCACCTCATTTATTCGTCTACTTCATAATCAACTATACCAATATTACTATTCTTATTCCAATGCATATCTTTTATATGTGATTTTGCGTTTTCATAACTTGAATATACACCTCGTATTAATTTACATATTATTCTATCACCACACTGTATATATTCAATTAATAAATAAACTTTCATAAAATTCTCCTTTTAAAAATTACTATACCAGTTATTATAGATTACATTTTCTTTTAATAATTCCTGAATTAAACATTCTTTACAGTAAAGTTTTCCATTAAACCAGTACATCTTACCTTTGTAAGAACTAGGCTTTTTACAGCTTGTACAAGTAGCATATTCTTCTAACTCCTTATCAGTTATTTCAACATCAACACCATATTTATTTTTCATGATTTTCATTCTCCTTTTCATTCTTTTTTATAATTTCGATAATATCAGATAAACAACAATGAAAACTTTTATCTCTAAAACCACAGTTTTCACATTCTCTTCCTCTGCAACAATTTTTTATTAATAATCTGACTAGGTCTTGTTTCATTTTTCATCATCTCCGTTTTTGTCTGCATAACTTATAATTATATCTCCGAGTAAATCACACATCTTTTTATATGGACATCTGTTGCAATCATAGTCAAAATCATTACATTTTGAATTAATATCAAAATAAATTTTTTCTAATTTATCTAACTCATTATTTATTGTATTTTTCATTTTACTACCTCCTAATTAATCATTATCTATAAATACATTATGATTAAAATTGTTATTTAACCAATACTCATATTCATCTATGGTATTTATTGAATGTCTAACTCTTGTAACTACATTGCTATGGTCTGAATTTAGAATTGGTCGACCAAAATTATTATAGACATATTCATAAGTGTAAATATCACCGTAGGTTTTTTGTTGTGCTTGTGATGGTATTGCTACTATGGTTAATGTAATTAATATAGCTGTTAGAATAGCAATTATTAACTTTTTAATGTTAATTACCCATGTTTTCTCTTCTATTATATCTAATTTTTGTCTTTTTGCTTTTCCATGTTCAATTTTACAAACTTTAGATTTTTTCCAACCATCAACAAAATATACAATATCAGCCTCCTCAAGAGAATCAACTAATTTTAAGGGTTCTTCTATAAAATTTTCTGCTTTAAATTTAATTAATTCTCTAGTTTTTAAAAATTCTTCATATGTTAAATCTTTCAATGGGTGACTTACATATAATTTTTTCATGGTTAACAACTCCTTAATTTTATCTACTAGAATTTTTTTCTTTTTTGTAGATATCCATATAATAATCTTCTAATTTACATATAGCAAGAAAATAATTACAATTTACTGTATCTGATAGGTTGTAAAGATAATTATTAATAAAAGTTAAAACATCATAAGCATTATAATTGATAAATATATTTTGACATTTTTTTACTATACATCTATAATCCTTTTTATCTCCTTCGTTTAATCTTTCATAATATCCATTATACATAAATATACTCCTTTTATAATTAATTACTTTTTAATATTAAATATTACATTTGAAAAATCAGATACAAATTTAACACCAGTTTCAGTTACAAATAAACCCTCGTGTTTGTTATTACCTAAATCAGTAACACATAAACATTGTACCTTTTCACCTTTTAATATTAGAATACCATTTGCATTTGTAATATTTTGTGTTGTAATACCTATCATTAAATCACCTCTTATTCAATTACTCTTATTAATATTGTATTGTTTTCATTGTTAATATGTTCATAACAATAAACATTTAAATTTTCTAAGTATCTATAATATTTATTAAAAGTTTGTATATCATCATTAAACAATGATTTATCTCTTATATATATTAAAATTTTATCAGGAGTTTCTTTTGTTAATACATCAATAATTTTTTCTAATTTCATATTTACCTCCTTAATTAGTAGGAGGGATAACCCTCCCTTAATTATCTACAATTTAAGAATGTTTGTATATTTTTACACGCGTCTTTTACCATATAATTTTCATGTCTGCTTAAATCAAACATTACATATTTATTACCTAGACTATTTTTCATAAAAGCATTTAAAGATTTAAGATTATATGATTTTTGTATAATGTTTTTTGATAAATTATTGTATTTGTGATATAGTTCAAAATATTTATTAAATCTTTCATCGTCTGTATTTACTAATTTATCTAATGTTAATAAAATATTTCTTCTATAATTCTTTATCTCGTTTTTTGCATATAGTTTATATTGGTTGTAAACATATTTCATTGATATGCCTAGTTGTGTTTTGTAATCAACACCGTATAATTTAACTATTTTCTTTGTAATTCTGTGAGCATTTTTCATTAATAATTTTTTATTCATTTTCATAACCCCTTTTATTTAACTCTTCCTTATATTAATATTATACTATATTACTAAGAAAATAGTACTCTTTTTTAATAAAATTTTTAAAAATATTTTCGACATATTTTATACTTATTTTTATAGTTAATTTTGTATTCATTTTTTGTATTTAGTTTATGTTTGTTGTGTCTGTAGTGTAGTGTATTTTGTCGAATTAAATAGTGTATACTATATATGGGGAATGTTCGGATTCATAGTTTCACAGTAAGGACATTCATTTGCCATATCATTTGCATCATAAACCG